ATGATTCCAAATCTAGTTCAGTATCATTTATTTTAAGGTCTTTTTCCGCTATATCTTGTAACTCTTCTAAAGTCATAATTACTCCATTTCAAACCATAATAATATCACAAAACCTTTAAAATGTAAAGCTTATTTAAGAGGATGTAATAGTTGTTGTTCTAGCATTTACATTAGCAAATTCATATCTTCCATATTGAAAAGTCACCGTTGCTGTTAGATAATCAACATCTGTAGCATTTTGACTATAACTTAAACCTGATAATGCTATAGGAAACATATCAATAAATCTTACTTCTTGTACTGGTCTATTTTTACTTGATAGAATAGTTAATGTAGCATCTGAATATAAGGCACCAATATTAGTTGCACCATATTTTACTTTGCCGGGGTCTGCTGTTAAATCTGCACCACTTGATGTAGGAAATCTATCTGCGCCAGCGGCCAAAGCTTGTCTTGCTTGAGCATAGTCTTTAGGAAAACCAATACCCATTAACCAACCGTGTATTTCTTGGAAGTTTTCTAAGTTTTCATCTACTAAAAATGACATCTCTAACGGACCAAAATCAACCTTTTCTCCTGGTAAAGGAATATCATTCAAAGGTGTTTGTTGTATTTTTTGAGATACACCTACCGAGGGTATGTTTACGGCTGTGCAAAAGTATTCCACCTTTGGCAGTTTAATTATTGAAAATTTAAACTGAGTAGGTGAAGCGTAATCAAACTTGGTTGGTTGTCTTGTGTAAGCGTTTGTAGTTGTCATACTACTATTTATCCAAGTTTAAGGCATAAAAAAAGGGGCACTTTTTACGGTGCCCCTTTTAAGTTGGTATAAACAACCAAACTGATATTACATTAAGTTAGTTACTTTAACTCTTTGGTAGTATCTGTTTGAGTTAGCATTACCAGCGTCATTGATTGCTGCTACAGCACCTGAAGCGGCACCAGTTTCAGCAAATGGGTTCGCAACTAGACCATATCTAGTTTTAAATCCAATTTTCGGCTGGAAAGTGTCCTGACCAACTGCTCTCACCATTTGTAGTGGAACATATGGACAGTAGAACATACCTGCGTCATAAGGTGAAGTACCTTTGTAACCAACAACATAGTATTGTGTTGCTGAGCTATTCGCTGAGTATGGGTCAATGTACACTTTAAATCTGCCGTTAAGAACACCAGCAAATGTATTGCCTGTGTCATCAACATTTAGATTGTTGTTTAATGCAGGAGTATAGTCTAAGACACCAGCCATTTGTAATGCACTAGCCACATCAGCAGAACAGATAATCATGTTACCTTTTCCTCTTCGTGTTCTTTGTGCAATTCTGTTAGCATCTCTTTCTAATTGGAACATCAAACCTTTAAATCTTTCAACTGACCATCTTCCGTTGGAATCTGTGTCTAAGTCAAAGATACCGGCAGTTGTTACATTGCCTGTTTGAGCACCTTTTTCTGCGTTAATATATACAGTTCTAACAACTTCTCTATTGATTTCCGCTAAGATTTCAGCAGATAGGATGTTCGCAAGTTCTGTTTCAGCATCTAAACCATGGATTGCTTTTAAATCTTGTGCAAGTTCCATAGTGTATTCTGCTTTAAGAGCTCTCGACTTAGCAGTCACAGTTGATTTCTCAATTGAGAATGCCATTTCAGCGAAAGCGTTACCAGCGTCATCACCTAATGCTTCAGCAGCGGCAGTTGTCATTGCAGTACCTTTTGTAAAAGTACCAGCAGATGGACTGTCGTTTAGAGCACCTGGATTGTTGTTAGGGCTACCTGAGTGCGCTGTAGATGAATAACCATCAACAGATGAACCAGCCGCATTACGGCCAGAGAAATCTGTGTCAGCTTCATCAAACATTGCCTCATTGCCTGTTTGGTTAGTATATCTGCTTCTCATTGCAAAGATAAGACCAGTTGGTCCAGTCATTGGCTGAACGCCAGCGATATCGTATGCAATCAAATTCGGCATAGCTCTTCTTACTAACGAAATTAGGATTGGATCCCAATTCGCTACAGATGAACCTGTCGCATTTGTAGGAGCAGCTTCTGTCATATAAGCTCTGTCTTCAGCTAGAGCTCTCTCTTGGTTTTCCAAGATAACAGATGTAACGGCTCGTCTGTAAGAATCCTTGATTTCTGGTAAATCAGGATGTTCTAAGACAGGCTGCCATTTCTTTTCATGTGTTTCTGAAAGATACATGTATTTTTCTCCCTATGTTATTACTTAATAGACAATTTCATGTCTTTAGTTTTACTAATAGCAGCAGTATAAGCAGCCATTGCATTTGATAAGTCAACGATATTATCTGTTGACGAACCTGCCGCCACATCATCTAGCTGCTCAGTCACATTAGCTTTCTTACCAAAATAACTTTCCTTAATAGTAGCTACTTTAGCTTTGAAATCCTCAGCGTCTGAGTATTCAATCTCTTCAGTTAACTTAAAAAACTTCTCTTTTGAAGTGTCTGCTAAATCATAAGCTGCTTGAGCAATGATTTGCTTTGCTTCGAAAATTGAATTTTGTTTTTTAAGGTCAACATTCTTTTCGATTGTTTCGTTAAGCTTCTTCTCTAAGTTTTCAATTTTAGATGCTTGGTCTTCTAAGACATCATACTTTTCATCTGGAACATCAATATAATGGTCCTCGAAAAGTTTTTTCAAACCTGAGATAAAGTCCTCAGCGATTTCGCCTTTGATACCTCTTTCTAATGCGAGTTCGTTTTCTTTCATCCATTCTTCAACTACATAGTTCAAGTAGGAATCAACTTTTTCAACGAGTTCTGCTTTAGATTTAGCGGTCTCTTCTTCGAATTTTTTGTTATAGTCAGCTTCTAAGTATTCTTCAATTTCTGCTACTTTTGATTTAATAGCAGCTTCAAATACTACTGTCGCTTTCTGTTTAAACTCTTCAGATAAATCTGCTTCTCCAGCAATAAGAGCGTCAACATGTTCAGTTACATCAATTTCTTCCTTCTTCATATGTTTTGAAGCGGTTTTCATTCCGTAACCTTCCTCTTTGTCGTCTTTCTTATCTGCCTTTTTGTCTAAATATTTTTTTAGACCGTCTGGCATTTCGCCTTCGTTAACAACTTCTTCATCTGACTTTTCAGTTTCTTCAACTTTAGCACTTTGACCTGGATGTGAAATCTTAGTTACACCGGCATCTGTATCTGGTTTGCCAGCTGTATCCGGAGTTCCACCCTTGTCAGCAGTAGCGCTAATTTTGTCAGAAACTTTACTAGTTTTTTTAGTTGCGTCAGGATTGCTGTCTGTTGGTTTTACCACAGCTGGACCTAAATCTTCTGCCTCATTTGACAGGTGAGTTGGCTCAGCCGCTACAGCATTCTTTTTAGGAGCATCTGCACCTGTAGCTTCCGCCACGGCTTCTGCTTCTAACGCCTCTAATTTTTTAGCTTCTGTATCGGCCATTGAGAAATCTCCCTTTGTATTTTTAAAAAAATTAATTAATTTTTCTTTCTTATTGATATTTATAACTTTAAAGTTTTCTAAGAAAATCCGTAAACACTCGTACTTTAGCTTCCGCTATTGCATTTCGTTTTGCAGCTTCTATTTCATTCTTCCAAGCTTCGATATCCTTTTCAATTAACACTCCATTGTCCCATACCCACTCTTTTGCTTCCATAATACCTTCTACGAAAGCATCTGGGGCGCTAGGGTCTGCAACAATATCAGCGGCGGTAGCCAAGTAAAAGTCATCTTTTACATAGTTTGCGCCATTTTTTTGTATCAAGGAACCCATACCACGACTAGATACGCCTAACTGAGCGCCTTCATCAATAAGACCTTTTACAATCTTACCGTATGGTGTGTCCATGATTTTCGCTTCACCGATAAAGTTCTTACCGTCTGGAGTAAGTGACTTAATCATGTGCGAAACTCTTTCCAAATTAACAGTCGGTCCGTCAGGATGTCCTAACTCACCAAATGCTCTATTCTTTTGGATAAATTCTCTATTGTATCGTTTAACTTCTTTATCTAATACATTATACTCGTAGATACGGCCATTTCTATTCTTAATGTCCGATTGCAAGAAGATGCCTCTAATCTTGTATTCTTTTTTGCCGTTATTCTCTTCTACAAGATATTCTGCATTTGAAATTTCTTCAGAAATTAACTTCATGTTTCTCTCTCTTTACTTTTAGTACCTAATATTTATACAACTTATTACCTAAACTCTACAATTATTGTGTAATTGTCGCCGTTTGCAAAGTTTCTAGTTGATAATAGTACATCTCCTGTAGGTGTTGACGCATTATTTGGTATCTCATTACCAGCGTCCCTAAAGTCCCAATAACCATTACCTGATAATAACATAGCGGTTGCGTTTGTAGTTCCTCCCCACAATAACTCAACTGCTGATTTATTATTAGTTGTATTGACAGAATACCATATCTTACTAATCTTTCTATTACCGTCTTCGGTCATAAAAGTTGTTGCCGAAGCGTCAACTTTAGTGACTAAGGACTCGCCTGTGCCGTCTGAGAAATTAGTCATCTTAACAACATACTTAACGCCTGTTGTATCTACTACTGTTTGTG